ACCTGTTGCGCCTATCTGAGCTATACGTCCAGCGCTACAACCTAAGTAAGAGCGTGATGACTACGCTGGACAGCGACGGCACCAGGGCGGCGCAACAGCTTGACAGCATGATCCTGGCGCTTGAGAAACACTTGCAGATCGACCCGCAGACTAGGGCGGCTCAAGCGGCTGCGGCTGACCCAGCGGCTATCATTGGCGAGTGGGTAGACCAGAGTGCCTTGTACCTAGCCGACGAAGGTGTGATCCACGATACAGGCCACGGCCCCGCTGGCTACACAGTGTGGCATTTCAAGTCGCTTGAGTACATGCCCAGGTGTGCATCATGTGGCGAACAACACTTCGTCTTTCGTAGCGCCTGGGATGAGCAGGACTACCCGTTCCAAGTAGCCAGGGAAGACCAAGTGAAGCGTTATGTAAAAGGGCGTGACTTCAAACCCGAAGGCGCACCGAACTTGAGCATCTTTGAGGATAAGCCGCTATGAGTATTATAGTTGCGCTGTCTGGTGGAAAAGCCTCAGCTTGGTGCGCTGATTGGACTTTTCGTAACTACCCAAAAGACGACATAATTCTGTATTTCAATGACACAAAGTGGGAACACGAAGACCTATACAGGTTCCTAAGTGACCTAAGCCAACACTTCAGTCATCCAGTCACTTTTGACAGCGATGGCAGAAGTCCAGAAGAACTGTTCTATGACCACAATGCACTTGCTAATAACAGGATGCCGTTTTGTTCTCACGAACTAAAGGCAGAACGCTTGCAGAAGTTTTACCAGGACGGCGACACGCTTGTATTCGGAATTGGCGCAAGTGAACCGCACAGGGCCACACGGATCGCAAGCGTGTACGATGGTGTATTCAAGAAAACTGGCAAGCGTGTTACGCTGCGGTTTCCCCTTGTGTCAGAAAGAGTGACCAAGAAACAGATTGATGATTTTCTTGCTGATGCTGGAATAAAAGAACCGCTTTTGTACTCACTTGGATTTTCACACAATAACTGCTCAGGCGGTTGCGTGCGCGCAGGGAAGAAACAATGGAAGATGTTATACGAGAAACTGCCAGAGGTCTACGCCGACAGGGAACGCGTAGAAAACGAATTTCGTGAGTTCACCGGAAAAGACGTTAGCTTTTTCAAGGACGAAACACTGACTGAGTTTCGCAAAAGAGTAGAACGCGGTGACTTGTCCAGGCACTACGCAAGCGACATAGTTGACGGTCAACTTGGTATGTTCGATGAAACAGAATTTGAGTGCATCGGAGTTTGTTCGACACTCGCCTAACTTGAGCATCTTTGAGGATAAGCCGCTATGAAAACATTAGTGGACACAATTGTCTTTACAGTTGCCTTGCTTATTGGGTGGCGCGTTGGCGGCGAGGGATGGCCAGTTTGGTATCTTTTTGTGTCAGTTCTTGCTTGCGTAGCTGGATCACTCCTAGGCGAATACATGGCAAAGCGATCTAATGGCTCTTAAGATCAAACGCACCTTCTCCGACGAGGAGATCAAAGCTGGACTAGCTATGATGTGTGACCCAGGCGGCTTTGCCAGGGGCGTCATGCGCCAGAAGCTAGTGATCCCGGCCACCAGGATCGACTTGCCTGACCACTTTCAGGGCAAGACTGTCCTTACCCATGAGCAAAGGCTGATGGTCTACGACGGCGCTACCTACGCCCTTCTTCGCTGGCGTAGACCTAAGCAGGCCAGGGGGTCTAACGCGATCATCTTCCGTACCAGCCGAAAGACAGCTAAGACCACGTTCGGTATTGAGCTTAGGTGGGCATGGTGGTCCGTCATCAATCCCTACGGCAGAGAGACGAACGGACTTCTGCACACGCCTAACCAGAACCACCTAGCGCCCGTTGAGGGTAGGCTAGATCAGATGATCTGGACTAGCCCCATGCTCAAGATGATGCACGCAGGGTCCAACAAGGCCGACGGTATCTGGCGCTGGAAGACGGGTATGGTCTGGTATCATCGCATCGAAGGTATGCGTGAAGACCGCGCTGGTCAGTCGATGATCGGCCTGGCTGTCGAATACATGATCGGTGACGAAGCGGCTTACTCAAGACACGGCCCCTGGCGTGAGCGTCTAGCTGTCCGTCTTCCTGGCTGCTTAGAAGTCTGGGGCGGTGTCCCTAGAGCCGGTGAGACTGGCCCGTTCAAAGAGATCACTACCAGGGAGCGGGCGCTAAAGAAAGCTGGCAAGAAAGGCGACTGGTCGATCCATGCACAGCCCGACGATAGTTCCTGGCAATTCCCTGTTTACGATATGCGGGCTAACCCGCTCTACCACAGCCCAAGCGAGTTCAAGCGGCAAGTTGGCGAAAGCTGGGACAGCGAAGAAACTTTGACACAGGTCTTGGGCTTGGATAGCGAAGGCGGCAGAACAGCTTTCCCCGTGATCGCCACAGCACCCACGCCGTTCCAGCTTGTCAACCTACAACCCTCAGACATTGCCTCTGGTGCGGCTTCGGACATTATCGCCAGTCTGGGCTTCGGTAATATCGACAGCGATGAATGGGGCATCTTTTGTGACTATGGCCATAGCCCCTCGCCGCTAGAGATGATCTTAGGCTACAAGCTAGAAAAAATCTGGTATGAGCATACAAGGATAGAAGCCTGGAAGCTAGACACGCACGACGCAGCTAGGTTGACGGCGATATGTGACCAGCTATTCCCCACCCTTGCTACCAGGATTGTCCTGGACATCCACGGTCAAGGACGTGGCCTCTACGACACGCTGGCTAAGCACCCGGACTATGCACACCTGAACTACGAAGGCCGCGTGAGAGCCGCCAGCTTCGAGACGTTCATGGACGATGAAAGAGTGCTTGTACACAAGAAGTGCAAGCAAGTCGTCAGCCCTGACCCCGACCCCAACCTGGACTATTATACCTGTGAAACCTGCGCCCTAACAGACCTTGTGCTAGGTAAGCGCAAGCCTGACGGCACCTGGGATGGCGACCTAGCACCGATCAGGGTACAGGCTAAGGAACTATTGACAGGCGATCTGGTCAGCGCCTTGCAAGCTGGCGGCAAGTTCTTGCATGGCAATAAGCTAGGTGACGACGAGTGGGGCTTAGTGCTTTCACTGATGGATACGGATTTGATTGAGGAGCTTAGGGGCACCGTGGCCCTAGAGAAAGGCTCAAGGACAGTGGTCTTCCAGTCGGCAAGTGGAAACAACCACATGACCGACGCGTTACGATGTATCGCCCAAGGCGAAAGGACTGGCCCGACGATGCTCATCAACAGGGCACCGTCATGGCTAGAAGAAGCAGGCTTCAGAAGGAGATAGGACATGGACGAACTGCTACCCTGCCCGTACTGCGGTTGCGCGTCTTTATGGGTTCACCTGGACGAGTACGACAGTGCCGTGGTTGAGTGCAATCTATGTGACGGCGTAGGACCGAGGGTGAACCTTGCAGAAGCCAGTGACCCAGAGGTGCGCAAGCAAATAGCGATTGAGTTATGGAATACCAGGAAAGGTGTCTAGTGGTATGCAAATGGCAAAAAAGTGGTTGCGTGCCTAGAGATTTCTGTGCCTTCGCATCTCGTCTAGTGGTTCGCACAAATATGAAAGGACAAGGAAATGGATGACATAATTAACGATCTTGAGCTTTTGAGGCTTGAGCATACGGAGTGCGAAGACCCCTGGTATTCCTGCTGGATGACAGATCAATACCAGAATGTTGGCTGGGGAAATCCAAGGATTTGCACATGCGGCGCTGAGCGGCACAATGCCATCTTGGATGGGATCATCGAAAGGATCAAGCAGCTATGGACGACATAAAGACTGGAACCTTCGAGATTTCAACCGCTTTCAACGAGTTCTGGCAAGACTGGCAGCTTGAGCTAGTTAAAGAGGAGCTAAAGCGCCGGGCCAGGACAGCAATGGAGAAGATACAGAGAGAGGGTGTGCCCTATGTATCGTGCTTGTACCCGATAACAAGGAAAGATCACAAGTTAGCACTTGTCGGTTTCTTTGTGCTGGCGTCATGGACGGACTGTGAAGTTGGTGAAGCGGTGTACATTGAAGACGGTCACAATGGCTCAGTGTGGGCAGTAACAGGTCGCATTTTCGATCTAGAGGCCCAGCACACTGAGGGACCATACAATATCTACATCTACAGGAGAGTTCTATGACCCAGACAAACTTGACTTGCGAGCGCATGTACAAGTGGTTCGACTTTGAACATCTAAGGGACGGCGACGCAAGGGGCATATCCGCTCCCTTCCAGGCGCTCGCCAAGATCATTGTCGAAAACGTAGAACCTGGCCCCGAAAGAACCGTAGCCCTAAGAAAGCTGCTGGAAGCTAAGGACGCAGCCGTAAGGGCTGTAATTCATCCTGGCGGGTAAGCATGACCATAAAAGCATCGGACATCAAGGTGGTAATAGAAGCTGACGATACAGCCGTCAAGGAAGAGATAACCAAGCTACTAGAAGCCGATATGGGCGCAAGGCTTGAGTATTCCATGCTGTACTGGCAAGCGCCTAAGCCGGGCCACTTACCGCCGATAAGCCACACCTACGTCAAGGACGGTCGCACTGTGGTAAAAGTAGATGCGATCTACGTAGTTGGCGAAGGCTACGTCTACATCTAATCGGCTGCAACCTGCTCCATTGCGAAAAGCAACAGCGTCAGGGTAGATAGCTCTACCGGGGTAGAACAGTATACCGTGTGTGCAACTTGTATCCTAAATAGGGTACTAACCGCACACACGGTATTTTTTTGTCCTCAACTAGCTAGTTCTACCCCTCACCTTGTGCAAACTCAGACCCCTTCTCATTCTTGTTTTCCGTAGCGATAATACGCCTAGAACGGCATTATCTTGACACAAAATTCCAGGCGGGCAGGCGGGATAAGGGCACCGTCGCGCATAGGGACACATATATCATATACAGGTGAGTGAGCGGGTGAGTAGGCGTACAGATACAGGCAAGCAAGCGCAAGGGGGCATAAGTAGGCGGGTCCGCGTGTAGGGCAAGCGTGAGTGAGCGTGGGGGGATAGGGTGTGCGTTTGTTCACAAGTAGCGTGCAAGCGTGGTACAGCATGTGGATTAGTGCGTACAGATAGGGTACAAAGTAAGTACAAATAGCAAACTATGGGATTTTTGGGGACGGTGTTACCCATACCGTCGCCCCACCGTCACGCATACCGCACACGAAATGGGGGTGTACTTCACTTGTACGCTACTTGTACTTTACTAGTTCTTAACCATTGCGTACCTACGTCTGGGAACCGGCTGGATTGCAATTGTGCTACCATTTATTTCTGTTACGTGTCATTCTAGAAATTGCATCTTATTGCATCACGTTGCATCAAATGTTACTTGTTACATCATTGTACTGCGCTAGTTGCATCAAATGTTACTTGTTGGCTATTTGTGCCACGCTTGTACCTTGCTTGTACACTGGAAGCACCTGCAAGTATGGCTATTGTGCGTCTATTGTGCGCTAGTTGCATCCTAGCTGTATTCCCCTTGTAGACTGGTAGTGCTGGCTTTTGCGTATAGTTGCTTAAGGTTAGGTGCTAGAACCGGGCTGACAATTGCAATATGCGCTATGTCTTGCATCTTGGCTATGCTTTGCGCCTAGTTGTGCTTAGAATTGCGCCTATCGTCTCATTATAGCGAACATAGCTCTCGCGTTGTCCTGGGCGTGTTGTAGGGCGTCTGGGCGCATTCTGGCGTGAGGTCACTGTTGGCAATTGAACTGTTGAAAATTTAAGATTGAAAACTATTGACAATTCACCTCAATTCGTGGTATGCTCTGGTTGGCGCAAGCTGTAGGCGCACACAACCCCTA